AAAGTCCTTCGGAAATGCTCTTGGACGTGGGTTCAAATCCCACCGCCTCCACCAATATGACTAGAACCGTTGGAAAATCAACGGTTCTTTTATTTATGCACGAATTATACACGAATTTTATTCAAAATAGATAAAGCCTTATCTTCCTCCTGGGGATAGAAGTGGCTATATGTGTTGAGCGTCTGCTCTATATTGCTATGACCAAGTCTACGACTTATCTCTAAAATATTAACACCATTATTAGCTAATAGTGATGCATGGCTGTGTCGAAAGTCGTGTATGCGTATACGGTGAAGTCCAGCATCGTCTGCAATACGGAAGTTCATTTTTGATAATGTAGAATCTCGGAGTGGTCGAATGCCACCACAGATATAATAATCATCATTGAATCCTTTATAGGATTTGCCTCGCTCTTTATGTTCTTTCAGTATGTCAATTAGTGGCTCGGGCAACTGCACAACTCTATTGCTGGATTTATTTTTTGGTGGTGTCTCCCGGTCATCGCCTTTTAACTTCTGCGTAATGCTCTTTGTGATATGTATAGAGCCATTTCGTAAATCAGTCCAACGCAGGGCATGTATCTCGCCTTTTCGAGCACCAGTGTAATATGCAATAGCGAAGAATACATAGAAGTCATAAAAATCTATATCAACTGCGATATTCCAAGCTGAAGAGGCATAGCGTATATATTCATCTGGCGTATAATAACGCAGCTCTTTTTTATGCTCATATGCATCGCGAAAGTTAGGCACTTTAGTCAATGGATTGCTAGGAAGGTACTCATTTTGCACTGCCCAATTGAGAAGAGCTTTAAATGTCACATAAATATTAGATTTAGTTCGATGCTTTAAATCTAACTCGCTTATACCTCGTTTCCACTCGTTCAGAACCGGAATGTTCAGCTTGTTAATTTTGATATCGAGGGGGCGCACATACAAATTGAGTATGCGGCGACTTTTATCAACAGAACTTTCTCGGAGTTCGTGCCTTTTATCTTCCAGGTATAGATCTATTAGCTCTGGTATCGTTAAGGTGTTTGATGGTGTATGATCAGACTTCTGTAATTGAGCCTCAAGCGTCTTGGCAGCATCAAGCCCATACGCAACGCGAGTAAGGGAATGAGCCTTACCGCTATCATCCGTATAATTAACACGGACCTTATATTTTGTTAATCCGTCTTTTTTATCCCCGGTTTTATATATAGGCATGATAACCTCCGTAAATTTCGTATATTTTTGCACTAAAAAAGCACTTACAGTAACTATTTAGTTATTATAGTTGTAATGTGCTAGTGCTGCTGATATACTTTTAAATGATATTTGTGTTTGTTGATAAATACATCAACAGCTCCGACCGCACCTATTGCAGTAGGCGCGGTTTTTTAATTCGTGAAAATCTAGTTATCTTCGTCAACAACTTTCTTTGATTTGAAGATTGCAACAACAGCAAGAATTGCGCAGATTAAGCACCAAGCCGCCCAGATTTTCAAATCTTCGTAACTGCCAGCCATTGTGAATCCTGTAATTGCAGCTAGCCCATACATGATAACTAATGCAATATGGGCACCTTTCTTAACGCTTTTTCTAACTACAATTGCTGTGATGCCGGCAGCAATTAAGAGAATTGCTACTAAAAATCCGGCACTTCCACTTGTTTCTCCGTTTTCAGAAAGAGAGTTGCCTAAACCAACAGCCATTGATTGGAACAATACAAATGCAGCTAAAACAATTGATAAAATTCCAGATATCAGCTTCCATGTTTTCATAATAGTTCCTCCTATTAAATAATAATAAATATATCTGCAATCACTCTGAAGATGTATAGAGTGGTATTGCCATAGCATGAGCCATTAGCTCTATAATTTATCGAGCATGATAGGTGCCAATGCACTCACCAACAATTACTACATCATCTATATCAACAAACGCAGCAGTATAATCCGCATTGCATGGTTGGAGCATCATCTTATTATCCACCTTGTATAGTTTTTTTAAAGAGGCGGACTCTTCCGCACCATAGCATACTGCGTATATCTCACCATCTATAAAGTCAAAATCTTTCCTTAGAAAAGCAACATCACCATCATATATATTGGCATCAATCATTGAGTCACCTTTAACTCGTAGGCAGTAATCCGCCTTAATAGATCTATCCACTAAGAAATAACCCTCAAAATTCTCTTCGCAGTGAATACCGTTACCAGCACAGATAGTACCAAGAATAGGAATTTGTCGACCAGCTGGCACCATGATGTTTGATGGGAGTGGTTTTGTCTCTAAACTCTCAAGCCTAACATTTCCCTCAAGCATTCGGAACAATTCATTGAAATCCATATTCATTCCATCACTAGCCAACTTAATTGTTTCAATGGAAGGCGCAACAGGCTTATTAGTTCCAGGGCGAGCATTGCGCTCTAGGATTGAAATATATGCTTTGCTAATGCCACTCAACTTTGAAAAAGCTTCCATGCTTAAATTATTAGCTGCGCGATAATTGTAAATAATCTCTCCCAATGTAGCCATTGTTTACTCCTCTTTAAACCAAATGTAAAACTTGTTAGACAGATTATACAACTTTTGTAAAACAAGTTAAACAAAAATCGTTGACAAAGTTCGTATAACATGTTAGACTCCGAAATGTAAACAATAATAGACAGGAGGGAAAACAAATGAAGCCAAGATATAAAATAAAAGAATTTAGGAAAGAACTAAATATGTCACAAGAAGAATTAGCAAATAAGGCCGGAATATCAAGAGCTACACTATCAAAGCTAGAATCTGGAAGAATTGTTGAGGTTAGCACCAATACACTTTCCAAGATTGCAGATGCTTTAGATAAAAAGGCAAATGAAATTTTTTTGGCATAAATATCTAACATGTTAGATAAAACAGTAATGAAGAGGGAGAGAAATGAAAGAAATTACAAAGACTTTAAAGATTGACTCCAATATAGAAGAAATAAAAAAGAGGGTAGAGGAACTGGCAGATTTAATTAATAAAGCCAACTCCATAATTGAGGAGTTGGCGGAGACTGAATTAAAAGTCAAACTCAAGATTTAAAAGAACCTCGGAATCACAATTAGGGCAAACATTTTTACCTGCAACAGCTTTAAATGTCTTGCCACAATGTGGACACTCAACATCGTAGTCTTCTTTTAAACAATCAGATTTTGTCTGGTCAAGAATGTCCTTCATAATCTTGTCCGGATCAAAATCATATTCGAACTTTATCATTGTAACCTCCTTTCGCAAAAGTATTTATTAGGAAGATTATACATCTCGAAAGGAACATATCACAAGGAGGCGCAACATGAACAATAATAGAAGATTTCCTAGAGTAAGAGCCTCTACCAGGGTAGCGCATGATATATACCACAACAATACATATCTGCTGTCAAGAGATATCAAGGACCTTTTCAACTGTTCGCCAAGTACAGCGGGAAAGATTAAGAGAGTTGTACTAGAGGTGATGGCAGAGAGAAATGAAAGAATCTACTCAGATATTCCAGGATTAATAGACAAAGATATTCTTTTTGAACTAGCAGGATTAGATATTACGAAGATAGATAAAAGTTATAGAGAGCTAATGAGGTATGAAAATGTTTAAGAGTATGAAAGAGGTGCTAAAAGATGCGTGTGAAGAGAACGGAAACACGCAGCTACAGGAGATTATCGGATGTATTAGCTTTGTAGCTTTAATCCCTGCAGTATGGCTGTTTCTATATGCAGCAGGATGCAGATAAGGAGGCAACAATGATAATTAGAACATTTGTAATTGGAATGGTGATAGTTGGTATCACATTTATACTAGCAGAATTGCATCGTTATCAAGTGTATAAGAGAGAGATTGAACAGGAGGAAAGAAATGGAAGGTTTATGTAAGAACTGCGGACAGATGCATCTAGTGTCTGCGGAGACTCAGGAAGAAGCAGATAGAATCGCTAGTGAATCTTGTGATTGTGAGAATGAGGCAAAATGGCATCGCATGATGGAAGAGAATGTTGAGATGCTATGCGGAGAGCAGTCAAGAAATCTAAATTTTATTCCGCTGGATGATACAAGTCTTAGGTATGTGAAAACAACATGCGAACTGATCCATGCAGGATTTATCAGCAACGCAAAATTCAGTGCGGCCCATAGCGAAATCAAAATTAATGGGGTGTTGGGTAAGGTTGATATCAAGCGTACAAAGAAGCAGACAAACCAGATGACAATTTAGGAGGGCAATGTGGATATTGATAGAAGAAAGCGATATTTCGGAGATGTTCTCTCCGAAGAACAACTTACAAGAACGGAGCTTCCGGAAATTGAAGATGCAATTGTAGAAGAGCTGGCGCTTCCGGTTGTTAGTGCTGAAAACAAGAGAGAAGGTAATTTGGGAAAATCCTTATTCCTGTAGTGTGTGAAATGAAAAGAGAAGTATTAGACGAGTATTACCAGACGTGCCCATTCCCTAAACCAAAGACAGCAAAGAAAAAGAAAAAAGTCAATGGATGGAAAAACAAGAAGTACAGAAGATGTAAGTACTGCGGAGAGGGAAACGCAGAAAGACATGAAGTATTCTTTGGAGCTAATAGACAAATATCTATTGATAACAAGTTCCAGGTAGATGTTTGCAGAAAGCATCACGAAGAACTGCATGCTAATTGTACAGAGTGGGCAATAAACGAAAATAAAAAGCTTAGACAACATTATCAGCTGAAATATGAAATTGAACTGATAGAGCAAGGCTATACAGCAGAGCAAGCAAGAAGAGAATGGATGCGGCTAATTGGCCGCAACTACTTATAGGAGGTGTAAAGATGAATTGGACAGTAGTAACAGTAACGGCACTTATATGCTTAACACTAGCATTCATGGTAGCGGCAAGCGATAAGAAGTAATGCGCACAAAAGCAGAGTGTGATAATTGTGGTTGGGTGCATGGCACACCTGGAGAAAACAGAGCATTTAGGTGGTGTCGTAGAATACGTGGCACAGTTTGTGATCAGTGCTGCGAGAAGTGCGAGTATAACGACGAGAGTATTCATAGCGGGGAAGTTGTTCTGACAAAGGAGTAAATCATGGAAAGAATCAATGAAGCAAGAGCGAAGATAACAGAAGAATCGCTAAAAATAAAAGGTGCATTAGCTACGTTTATAGAAGAAACGATAAACGAACGCTGCACTACAGAAGAAGTAGCAAACAAGATCCTTGATGGCAAGAAGTCCATCAAGGATTTAATCAACAATATAAGAAACAAAGCAAAAGAAAAAGCTGTTAATAATATGGCTGCAATCTCAGATGAAGAAGTGAGAGAAATGGTGCTGAAGTATTACGAGATTGACGATACAAAGTCACAGAGCACAGATGTAGTAGATATCCTGGATCTTATTTAAGGAGTCGGCTATGGAATACATATATAACAACATCAAGGATATACCTGTTGATATTGAGTATCCAGACAATTTTGAAGAAGTCATTACAAAGGATCTATATAAGCCAATCATATACGACAGGTTCAAGAAAATAGCACACTGCCCTAAATACGGAGAAACATTTGATTACATAGACATGGTAAGAAAAGGCGATGTTGTTTCATATAAAGGTGAAAGAAGAACAACGATGCCTCATACATGCTATCCACAAGGTAGCGGAAAAACATATGTGTGGATGTTCTATAAAAACGAAACAATATATTTTGTAGTCGCATATGCATCATGGGTATACAACGGAGAAGTTGTTGAAGAGATACATGACTATACAAAAATATATCTGGAGCAAATTATATGTGTATCCAGAGAAGAGCAGTTTATGTATGTGTATGAACGATATTGTGGTGGTTGGAGTAGACATATAAACAAAAACATATTTATAGCAAGTATAAATGAAATCTATAACTTTATAGAACCAGAACAGTTTGAAGATACATTCCTGAAGTATATGGATATCAGAAAAAACTATCCAGAATACATGATGAAAGAAGCTGCATTATGTGCCAAGTATCCTCAAGTTGAATTTATTAAAAAGGCAGGGCTAGAAGAAATCATAAGATGTAAGATTCAAAAGTGGCCTGTATATATAAGACCGAACTGGAGAGCAAAAACAATCCCTGGCTTTTTAGGACTAACACATCAAGATGTTGAGAAGCTAAAGAGTTGGAACATGTTTGATCTGTCGAGCATAGCTATATACAAGATTTTATCTAGGCAGGCGAAAGTAAAGAAAAATCATATAACGCTTGTCGAAAACGGATTTTCTTTAGGGAAAATATACCATCAGCAGGAAGAAAATTATGTAAGGCTCGCAACATATTTCAACAAACAGAGAGAAAAGAGAAAAGCTAGTGACACTATCCGCCGTATGTCTATCCAGAGAGAATACGATGACTACATAAGACAGTTAGAAGAACTTGGATATCCATTAAATGATTACTATAGATATCCAAAGAACCTTACAGAAGCACACGACCGGGTGTCAGAAGAATATCTAGCAATGCAGGACAAGAAAAGGCAGGAAGAGAACAGAAAGCGACAAGAGAAGTTTGAAACAGAATATTTGCCAAGACTGGAAAAGATGTGCTGGCAAGACAACAAGTATCTGATCCGACCTTTGAGAAACAAACAAGAGTTTGATGATGAGGGAAGAAACAATTGCAACTGCGTAGCCTCTTACTATGAAAGGGCAACAGAGGGAAGAGCATCGGTTTTCGTATTAAGGAAAATCGGAGCTGAAGAGGAATCCTTTGTAACTGTCGAGATTGACCTAAAAAGAGGAGAGTTAAATCAGTGCTATGAACAAGGTAACAGACTGCCAGAAAAAGAAGTTACAGAATGGGTAGAAAAGTGGCTAGTAAAGATGATTAAGAAGTTAAGGAAAGCCGATAAAGCTACACTGAAAGGAGCAGCATAATGAACGAGATTACAAATGTTGAGTACGAAGTACAGAAAGAACTGGTTGATAAAACAACAGAAGAACTACAGATAGAAGTAAATGGACTGTATCACCAGATGGAGATGATAGGCAACATTGCAATGATGATTGCAGCTAATGCCGGGCAGAGGCTGTTAGTCATTAAGGACAGATTAAATCATGGTGAGTTTGAATCATGGTGTGAATCACACCTGGATTTTTCCAAGAGAAAAGCCGAGATGATGATGTCTCTGGCCAAAAGATGTGAAGAAGAAAATAGCCTCTTTTCAAAAACGCAAATGTTTGCGGATTTGAGCATTTCCAAGGTGTTCGCCCTTTTGGCGGCGCCTGAAGAAGTAGCTGTAGAGGTGGTAGAAAACAATGATATTTCTGAAATGACGGTTAGAGAGCTGAAGGAGGAAATCGCAGATCTTAAATCGCAAAATGCGGAAATAGTTGAACTAAAGAGCAAGATAAAAGAGCTGGAACAAGCAAAGCAAGAACCAGGAGCAAACTCTGATGAACTCGAGAAAAGAGACAAAGAGATTGAAGAACTCAAAGAAAAGCTTAAGAAAGAAAAGGAAAAGTTAAAGAAGAGCAAGAGTGATACTGATGAAGAGGTTAGGAAAGCTCTTAAAGAGGCAAGAGTTGAATTAGACAGAGAAATTGAAAAGGCTGTAGCAACTGCAAAGGTCCAGGCAAAAGCAGAAAATATGAAAACTGAAGAGGAACTATCAAAGGCTAGAGCCGAGGTTGAAAAGCTCAATGCAGCTGTAGCAAGCGGAGAAGTCCTAACAGCGTTTAGGATTAATGTCAATAATCTGCAGACTACATTCAATGAGTGCATGAATCAGCTTAGCCAGATGGACAAAGAATCGGCTGAAAAGTTCAAAGGAGCATTGAAGAAGATCCTTACAACAGAACTCGAGACATTGAACAAATAAAGAGGTCAATATGGAAGACAAGATAATAATGGACTTCCTAGCAAGCGAATTCCTAGCTGAGAAGAAGAGACTTCCGAATGGAACAGAGATAGATGCACTAGCAATAGGATTCCAAGCAGGAACAAAGCTGATGAATCAACTTATAGAAGAGGCGGTACCAGAAGATGAAGAAAATTAAGTGGGTAAAGAAAAGAGATGAAGTATCAGATGCTGGAGATCTTAAAATATCGATTTATAAGCCAGAGAAAGGTCATAGCGATATATCTATAGAAACTGTCAAGAAGGCTATCAGATTACAGAGCGGTAGCAGATGGGAAACAAATTCTATAAAGATACATAAAGATGGAGAAGTTCTCAAAACAAACTATGACACATTCGAAAAAGCATGTGCAGCTGCAGAAAGGATGATGCATTAATCATGAATATGACAACAAAAGAATTTCTAGAAACTGCTAATGAAGAAATGAGCCGCAAGGTGTGGGAACACTATTGGCCAAAGAAGATAGAAGAGCTATTGGAGAAGAAATGGCAGATGTAAAAGTTATGATAATGCAGTTTGAAAACGGAATGGAGATAGACACGCTTCCAATCATGAATTATAAGCTGCATAGACAGTTAGCAAGGATAGAAAACGAAAATAACAATAAATAGTTTATAGAGGTGGTGATTATAAATATAAAGCTCCTTAAGTTATATAGATTGTTCAATGCCATAGCGAATCACCCCCTTTATATATAAGGAGAAAAAATGAATCAAGTAATACTAATAGGAAGACTGACAAGAGATCCCGAACTAGTATACACACCAGGCAATCAAACTGCAGTTACACACTTTAGTATCGCAGTAGATAGACCAGGAACACAGGGACGAGAGAGACAAGCGGACTTTATTCGAATAACAACATTCGGAAAGCAAGCAGAGAACTGCGATAGATACCTGCATAAGGGAAAGCAAGTAGCGGTGAATGGTCGAATCCAAACAGGCAGCTACAAGAATAAAGAAGGACAGACAGTATATACAACAGATGTAATTGCTAACAATGTAGAGTTCTTGGGCAGCAGTCAGCAAAATGCACCAAGACAGCCAGACGAAGCATATAGCGATAGTGCACCGAACTATCAAGAAGAGCTGCCGGATGGCTTTGAAGCAACTGAAGAGGATATACCATTCTAGGTAGCATAAGGAGAATAACAAAGAGATGGACAAATTAGAAATAATTCAAAAGTCTGACACAGCAAGCAGAACATTCATAATGATATTGGATGAACGTCAGATAGAAACTATACCGAGTGAAATTTTGCAAATTGGAGAAACCAGATTTAACAAATATATATGTGAAATTACAGAACACGGATACTGGCTATTGCAAGAAAAGAAAAGAGGTCCAATAGGAAAAAATGATATGAAACTGTAGCAACAACTTAATAAGGATAAAGAGCACAAAATAGTAGGTAACTTAACTACGCAAGCTACAGATCATATAAATCTGCAGATGGTCGCAAGGCCATCTGCATAACCTTAGGAAATAAAAACTACATATATATAGAAGAAAAGAAAAGGCGGTGAGAGTCCGCCATGAAGGTTCATCAGAGTATTATTACTAGGTTCATCAGGAGAACAACAATGTTAGAAAGAGTCATTAGAGAAACATGTATAGCTGGAGCAGTTATTGATAGATGCATAAAGGCAAGCTTCCCTCGTGGTGGAAAAAGAAAGAAAAAAGAAAAGGCTACATCGGATGCTGTAAAAAAGAATAATGACATGCTAGCGTTAAAGAATTTAACTAGACTAATTAATTTAAATTTTTATCCTAGTGATTTACATACGACACTTACCTACGCAGAAGAGCTATCACCTGAAGAGGCTAACCGCGAATTAGAAAAGTGGATAAAGAGAATGAGGCGCGAATATAAGAAACTTGATAAGGAGTTTTATTATATCGCGGTAACTGAATTTAAGAACAAGAGAATCCATCACCATGTAGTTATGAATTACATAGATTTTCAAGTAATCAATAGACAGTGGAAGATGGGAAGAATTCGCTGCACTCCATTAGATAAAACACGTAACTACAGAGTGCTTGCTGAATACCTGATAAAGGAAACTCAGAAGACATTTCGTGAGCCAGAGAATGCTACAAAGCGTAGATGGAAACCAAGTCGCAACTTAAAGCGCCCAGTCGTAAAGAGAGAATGGGTATCAATAAGCCAACTGTTTCAGAATCTTGATGATATAAAACCTCTAAAGGGATATGAGATTGACAGAGATACATTACGCAAGTATACAAATCCAGTAACAAAACTAGATCATCTTGAGTATCAAATGGTATCAAATGAAGTCGTGCCAAGGCTTAGTGTCTGGAGAAAAGGAAAGAAGGTTAATCGAAACGAAACGTATAGAAAGATGGATGAGATGCGTCAAATGGATATGGAACTAGAGAACCATGCAGCAGTCTGGGATGTGCTGTAGGAATTTATAGTGTGTTAAAACATATTGCTGAAGAGGTGAGGTAAACATGATGACAGTAAAAGAATATATGAAACAGCATGAAAGAGTTGTTGAGAAAATAAGACAGATAGAGATACAGATATTCGACATCGAACAAACACTGGGGATCAAGGGAGTCAATTATGATTCGCAACCACATGGAAGTGGAATTAGCCAGGTAACAGAATCTACGGCAACAAAGCTAATTGAGCTTAGAGAGGTGCAGAGAGATTTAGTTGATAAGCTTTGGACAAAACGAATTGAGATAGAACGCGTCATATTTATGATTGAAAATGCAACATTTGCCGAACTCCTGCAACGGAAGTATATCAGATTGCAGAAGTGGGAAGACATAGCAACTGATATGAAATTCGATAGTAGATATATATATAAACTTCATGGCAAGGCTTTAGTTGAGGTCGATAAAATTATAAGAAAAAGAAAGAGGACATGAAAAGACAGGGTGCCGGTCGTGTATAGTATACGTGAGGAACGACCATGAATAACTCCTTAGATAATATTGTTCAAGCGGTGGCGAAAGCTACCGCATTTATTATGAGATTATGGCAAGAGAATTCGCACAGAAGTTTTATAAATCAAAAGAGTGGAAATCGGTCAGAGCTGTAGCAATGGCAAGAGCTGGTGGAATGTGTGAGAGTGTGGGATGCTTTCATCCAGCAGAGGAAGTTCACCACAAGATTCATCTCACTCCGCAAAATATATCTGATCCAAACATCACACTGAATGTTGATAAGCTTGAATGCTTATGCAGAGATTGTCACCAAGCAAGACATAGAGTGGATAGATTAAACGGACGAAAGAAAAATAATCAAAGCAATGGGTGGGAGAAAAAAATTTTATTTGATGAAAATGGAGAGCCAATTGAGTCCCCCCTAAAAAATAAAAAACAGCGATTATAGGAGCACCGATGCCAAGGTCACAGAAAAAACTGACTGCGCGCGCACGAGTGTTTTGGAAAATAAGAAGATATCTGAAGAGGAAGGAGAAGATGCATTGAATAAGGCAGACAAGCGAAGAAAAGCGAAGGAAATACTTGAAATTGCAAAGCGTTACGGTGTGCAAGAAAACTTCTTCTTTGCCACAACGTTCGAGCGATATGTAGTACAACTTGATATGTTAGACAAGCTTGAAAAAGTGATAAAAAAAGAGGGTACTCTTGTAGAAAAGGAGTATGTAAAAGGACGTAAAAATCTGGTTGCAAATCCAGCAATTGCAGAGTACAACAAAACAACAACATCAGCTAATGGAACAATCACCACTCTGATGAAAATCATTGATTCTATAAAAGAATCTGATGCAGATGCAGCTAAAGAACTTATGGAATTCATACAGGGGCAGAAATGCTAGTGAACTATCCGAAAGAGTACCTGAAAGCGATTGAGAGTGGAGAGATTGTTGCAAACGAGAAGATAACAAAGCTCTATCAGAGGGAATGTGCATATATGGATAACGCACCAGATTCTGATAAATGGAAATGGCGCTATGATCAATCCGTAGCAAATAGACATATAGAGTTTATTGAACGATTCTGTGCTCAAAGCAAAGGGGAATATGGCGGAATGCCATTAAAATTAATGTTATGGCAGAAAGCTGGCTTATCACTACTGTATGGATGGATTGATAAAGAGGGAATGCGGAGGTTCCGTGAGTTTGCACTATTTATAGGGCGAAAAAATGGAAAAACAGAGCTAGCTGCAGCCATGTCACATGACATGCTAATTAACGATGGTGAGAATGGCCCTGAAATTGTTTGTGCTGCAAACGCAAAAGACCAGGCAATGCTACTATTTACAGAAGCTGCAAATATGAGGCAACAATCGGCAGCACTCCGAATGGTTGAAAAAAAGAGAAGAACAGACATATACTCTGAATTCAATTTTGGAACACTCAAGGCACTTTCGTCTAAAACTGATAACATGGACGGATTGAATCTTTCGTTCGTGATTCAAGATGAAATACACGAACAAAAGAACAGCGCAATGTATGATGTTTTATTCCAATCACAAGCATTTAGAGCACAGCCCATATACATGTTAATAAGCACCAATGGCTTCGTTCGCGAAGCCTTTTTTGATGCCAAATATAGCGAGTATGCAAACATAGCACTGTGGAATGAGGGATTTGAGGACTATACAGTGTTACCGCTCATATATGAGCTAGACAACAGAGAAGAATGGACTGATGAAGAGGCTTGGATAAAAGCAAATCCAGGTCTAGGCACAATCAAAAAGATTGATACATTAAGGAATCATGTTGAGAAGGCACAACGAAATCCTCAATTCCTTCCTACAGTCCTTACAAAGGATTTCAATCTGCCTGAAAATAGCGCAACTGGATGGTTGTCATATGAAGAGGCTAACAATACTGAAGTGGCTAATATGGAATACCTGCGGAACAGTTATGCAATTGGTGGATGCGACTTATCAGCAACGACGGACTTAACATGTGCAACAGTTATAATTCGCAAACCAAATGATGCAAATACCTATGTTCTACAGAAATATTTCATCCCAGAATCAAAGATGGATGCAACGAGAGGTGAAACTAATAATAATCTTGAAGCGCCATATAAACTTTGGTCTGAACAAGGGTGGCTAAAAATTTGTGAAGGAGCAACAGTTAATTACCACGATGTAACAGAGTGGTTTGCTGATTTAGTTAGAGAGTACAATATACGGCCACTTAAGATTAGCTATGATGCTGCCCTGTCGGGGTATTGGGCGGAAGAGATGAAAGAGTATGGATTTGAGATGGAGAAGATAAGACAAGGCGCGTTTACTTGGACTTATCCAATGAAACTCCTTCATGGTGCATTTGCAGAACATAAGATTATTTATCAAAACAATCCAATGCTGAAATGGTGTCTATTAAATACAGGTGTCAAGACTGCCAATGCAAAGGGCATTGAATCAATTATGCCAGTTAAAGGTTCGTCTCAAAAGAGAATAGATGGAATGGTATCACTACTTAATGCCTGGACAGGCTTATACAACGATGAGGAAGATTATATGAGGTGGATTAAGTAAATGAATATATTCACAAAATTTATTAACAATTTTCGCTCAGGAATTAAAAACTTGAGCAGATGGAAAGAGATGGGATCGTTCACTGCGGTGTTCTCAAATTTCGGTCGTAACATGAATAAATCAGAAATCGTTAGATCATGTATAAGACCGCTAGCCGAACAAACGTCAAAGGCATCTGCGACGTGTACGGATAAAGCCATTGAGCGAATGCTTAGATTGAGCCCAAATCCATTCATGAACGGCAAAGATTTTCTATACAAGGTTAGAACTCAGTATGAGCTAAAAAACACAGCATTTATCTTAATTATGCGTGAGAACAACAGTATAACAGGATTCTATCCGATTCCCTATATAACATTCGAGGGCCTGGAAGATGAACAAGGGGATATATACATCAAGTTCTACACTGCAAAGGGTGATTACATATTCCTATGGGATGATTTGGTAGTGCTCAGGAAAGACTATAACGAACATGATATAGGCGGAGATGATAATGATATTCTGCTCAATACACTGGAGATGATAAATGTATCAAATCAGTCTATATCTAATGCGATAAAATCTACAGCTAACTTACGCGGAATCTTGAAGAGCACCAAAAGCATGCTGGATGTTAACGATACCAAGAACATTAGGGATGAGTTCATCAAAAACTATATGGACTCTGCAAATGAGGGTGGTGTAGCTGTGCTTGACACATCTATGGAATTTACACCTATAAACATGTCACCAACAATCGCAACTTGGAATAATCAGAAAGAATTTCGCGAAAATGTATATAGATACTTCGGTGTGTCAGATGAAATCATTATGAGCAAGGCTACCACAGAACAGATGCAGGTGTTTTATGAGATGAAAATCGAACCGTTTCTCATGGCATTATCTCAAGAGTTAACGAGAAAACTCTTTTCAGAGAGGCAGCTTGCATTTGGTAATGAAGTGATTTTTCAATCCAGCACAATACAGTTTATGAGTATGAGTGATAAATTAGCGCTTAAAGATTATATTGACCGTGGAGCACTGACACCTAATACATGGTGCGACATTGTAGGATTACCACATGTAGAAGGCGGAGACGAGCCTATAAGGAGGCTTGACACTGCACCTGTGAGCAAAGTTGCGAGTTCACTAGAAGGAGAAAAAGATGATGAATAAAGAGAGGGAATATAGGAATCTCGAATTAAGAGCAGATACAAATGATTCGGGAGATTATTTAGTACGCGGATATGCTTCAACATGGGATAAATACATGTTGTGGGAGTGTGATGGTATTGAATACTACGAAGAGATTGATAGAAACGCATTTGAAGAGGCTGACCTATCAGATGTTGTATTCAGAGTTGATCATACAGGCAGAGTATATGCGAGAACATCGGCTAATACAGTGAGTTTGAGTACAGATGATACAGGATTGGCAATTACAGCTGATTTATCCAAAACAACAGCAAGTAGAAGCTTGTACGAAGATATCGTAGCTGGTAACTATCCGAAGATGTCATTTGCATTCACGGTTAAAGAGGATAAATACAATTCTGAGACTAGAACACGAACAATCCTGAAAATTGATAAGGTGTTCGATGTATCACCAGTGTCATTCCCTGCAAATCCTAACACGGAGATTAGCGCGCGTGACTACTTCAACGGAGTGATTGAAGGAGTCGAAGCGGAGAGACTTGAGCGCATTAGATTTTCGAATATGGAATTGCAGAATGAAATAAAGAGAAACATTATCATAGCAAAGCTAGAAGGGAGCCTAAATGAATAAGGACGAAGTAATGAAGAGCCTCAAAGAGGTTAATGAAGAAATCGAAGAAATTATCAAGTCACTAGATGAATCTACAGATGGTGATGGTGATAAGAATGATGATCCAGACGAAAAGCGAGCAAAACTTGAAAAGCTGGAAAAGAGATCCAATGAGTTAATCTCAAAAAAGAATGACCTTGAAAGTCAGCTAAAGGAGATTGAAGAGAGAGAAGTTAAGGAAAATAAGTTAAAAGAGCTAAGAGGCATGCTCAATACAACAAAGACAATCGAGAAGAGAGGAACAGAAATGGAAAAGAACTACAACGTTAATGGAGCAGAATATCGTAGTGCATGGGTTAAAGACCTAATGGGTAAGGAACTCAACACAGAGGAAAGAGCAGCACTCACAAGTGCAAATGCTGTTATTCCTACAGGAATCGCTGAAGAGGTGTATTCAATCGTAGAAGCTTCACCTCTTGTAGATGCAGTAGATGTATCTCACATTACAGGCTACGTAACATTCCCAGTAGAGACTGCAGCATCTGATGCAGCGTGGGTAGCAATGGCAGCAGCTGCAACTGATGGAACAGACACACTCACACCTATCACGCTTAATGCATATAAGCTGATTAAGACTGTGGAAATCACAGCAGATATCAGTGCAATGTCTGTAAATGCCTTCGAAAAGTGGATTGTTGCAAGACTTGCTGATAAGATTCTGAAGGCTGTAAATAACGCAATTCTTAACGGAACAGGAGCATCACAGCCATCGGGTATCTTCAAGGTTAAGAATTCCGCAACTGGAACATTCACTAAGGCAGGTATGACATACAAGGACCTAATGAAGGTGCTCGCTGCACTTCCAACAGGCTATGCTGCTAACGGAACACTAGTGATGAACAGAGCACTGTTCTATGGCGACGTGCTAGGAATGACAGATTCTAACGGACAGAAGGTGTGCGTAGCTGATGCGCAGTCACCAGCTAAGTTCAATGTTCTTGGATACCCAGTGATTATCGATGACAACTGCCCTGCAGACAAACTGCTATTTGGCGACCTCAAGGCATACAAGTTTAACTTCGCATCAGATACAGAGGTTAAGCCTGATGCATCTGTAGGATTCAGAAGTGGTTCTGTTGTATGGAGAGCAATGACACTTGCTGATGGAAACCTAGGAGATGCAAGAGCAATCGTAAGATTCGACAGAGCGACCGCATAAGGGAGTGAGTGACAATGAACGCACTGGATTCTGTAAAAACAGCGCTGAGAATAAAGCACAGCAAGTTAGATGAGAGCCTTAAGGCTGATATCGATACTGCACTTGATGAGTTAAAACGCGTTGGAGTTTCCAGCGCGTTTACTGTCATTAAGAATGGCGAAATTGAAGACTTGCTGGTGCTTAAGGCTGTTCAAACATATTGCTTATGGCAAAATACCGACTCCGAGAAACTTATGGAAAAGTACAGAGATGCATTCTATATGCAAGCTGATGGATTGAGGAAGGATGTGGATAGACAGAATGTATAACGATATTGTGACACTGTACAGGCTGGATATATCACAAGATGAGACCGGTAATGAAGTTGCAACACTTATAGATCCACAAGAACTATTTTGTAAAGCTAAGTCTATCGGCATGAAAGAGTTCTATGCTGCCGCTACTACAGATATGATGCCAGAACTAACCGTAGTACTCTCTGATGAATATGATTATGACAATCAGAAAATTGCGGAATATAGAGGTGTATTCTATGACATTAGTCGAACGTATGTAAACGGGCATGAAGTAGAATTAACACTGATGAAGAGGCTAGGGACAAATGAACGATAGTATAGAATCGCAAATCTCGGATATTATAGATACATATAGCGAGGATGTTAAGAAAATAGTTGAAAGAGTCGGAAAGAATGTTGCAAAAGATTGTGTAAATGATGTTAAATCTAGAGCTACCGCAATATTCAAAGGCGAGGGAGGATACGCTAAAGGGTTTAAATCAAAAAAACTAAAAGAAGGTGCTTATGTTGTATACAATGCAACTAAGCCTGGGTTAACTCATCTATTAGAAAACTCTCACATAACAGGAAAAGGGACTGGTAGATATGCAGGGAGACCACATATCAAGCCCGCTGAACAAAAAGCTATAAAAGAATATGAGGATAAGCTTAGAGAGGAGTTAAACCGTGGGTAAGATTAGTCAATTAAATAACTGCTTAAAAAAGCTAAAGGTGCCTGTGGCATATGGTAGATTCAAAAGAAAGCAAGAATTTCCATTCATTATCATGATAGGAGCTGGAAGCACATTTTTTTCGGCAGACAATAATTCTATTTTCCACGAAGGAAATGAGTATAGGGTAGAGCTTTACTTTCAAAACAAGGATGAAAGTCTAGAAGAGAAAATTGAGAACGCTCTTATTAGTAATGAGTTTGCAATCCTTGATAAGAGTGAAGATATCTACATCGATAAAGAAGATTGTTTTGAGTTGTATTACACAATCTCATAAACGAAAGGAGAAAAAATGGATAAGAATAAAGTTGAATTTGGTATATCCAATTTACACGTAGGAACATATGATGTTAATCCTAGTACTGGTGCTGTAACAATGGGTGAGGGAATTATACTGCCTGGTGCAGTATCACTATCTCTTGAGCCAGAGGGAGACAGCAATTCATTCTATGCTGATGATATGATCTTTCATAGTGATTATCAGGATAATGGATTTTCAGGAACTCTTAAGGTTGCGAGATTTACAGACGACTTTAAAAAGAAGTTTTTGGGATATGTAGAAACAAAGGATGGCGGATTGGCAAGTGTGAAGGGCGCAGTCAAGCCAGCATTGTGGGTATCCTTTGAGGCTAAAGGAGATAAGGAAAAGAGAAGGGTTCTTCTTTACAATGTAACACTAGGAGGTATATCGAGGGAATATGAAACAACTAGTGACAAGAAAGAGCCGGCAACAGAATCATCAAAAATTACAGTAATTGGTGATAATGCAACAGGACTTACACAGGTAGTGTATAATCCAAGCGATACAGGATATGCCAATGTATTTACGACGCCAGCTAAGCCAGAATTGAAGGGGTAAGCCAAAATGAAAAAAATAATTAAAATTGATGGCAGTCAGCCTTGTGAACTTAACAGTTCACTTGGCTGGCTATTTATTTATAGAGAAGAGTTCGGACATGACATACTACCCGATCTAATGCCACTAATAGAGGCATTGCTAGGTACAGTGGCAAAAGCAATTGATGATGAAAGCGATAGCGACAACATATTAGCGCACATCAATGGAGAAGTAATTGAAGATGCGCTAGATACACTGTACGGCCTAGAAACAACAACGGTACTTAATATCATTTGGGCGCTTGCAAAAAATAGTAATCCTGAAATCAAAGGTCATTTTGAATGGGTTAATCAGTTTGAGCGTATTGAGCTTGATAAGATTCTAGTACCAGTATTTGAATTAATCGTAAGTTCTTGTGTAAGTCCAAAAAACGCAAAGAGCCTTCTGAAGATAAAGAAAGCAGCGAAGAAAATCAAGGAGGCTATACCTTCAATGACATCCTCATCGCCTGTATCGACAGAGGGCTAACACTAGAAGATGCTAGGCATATGGAACTGGGTCAGATTGTAGATTTTTGCCAGACATGGAATGAACTACATAGTACAGATGATGGTTCTGAAGAGGTTAGCAGTGTTAACAGTAGTCGCAAAGCGAATCAGAGCGATTGGGATAACTTCCTAGGATAGGAGATAAAATGGCAGGAAATATCAAAGGAATAACAATTGAATTTCGGGGAGAGACTACCAAGTTAGGAAAGGCGATGCGCACAATTAAGAAGGAATCACGAAGTGTAGATTCCGAACTTAAAAAAGTGAATCAAGCATTGAAATTTAATCCTGGCAACACGGAACTAATTGCGCAAAAACAGTCTCTTCTGAAGCAGAAAATCAAGTCGACAGAACAGGCACTAAGTGAATTAAAGAATGCACAAAAACAGCTTGATGCAAAAGGTGTTGATAAGACATCTGCAGAATATCAGAGCTTAAGACGAGAAATCATAGAAACTGAGTCAAAGTTGAAGACATTCAATAGAGAACTGAGAAAGGTCAAATCGCCATCCCTTATACATGCAAGTGTAGAGTTTAAGAGATTTGGAAGTACACTAATGCATATTGGGCGTAATGCAACAATAGCAGGCGCTGGATTAATTGCGTTAGGTTCTAAGTTTACTGCAGCTGCTATGAAAGCTCAGCAGTCACAGACAAAACTCGAGGAAGTTATGAAGTCTATGATGGGTGCTAGTAAGAAACAAGTTGCTGAAATAAATAAGGTAATTGATGCAGAGGCAAAAACAGGTGTAGTTGGTAAAACTGCACAGCGTTCTGGCGCACAGCAGTTAGCAACATATCTACATAGTACAGAGGCCTTAAAAAAGCTGACACCAGCAATGAATGACCTTGCGGTGCAAATGCATGGAACAAATGTAACCCAAGAGGATATGGTTAACACCGCTAATATGTTCGGTAAAGTATATTCAGGACAGGTCGGTGCACTTAGACGTGCTGGAGTATCCTTCGACAAAGCACAGGAGCAGGTTCTAAGATATGGAAATGAAGAGGAAAAAGCCGCAATGCTTGCACAGGTCATTTCTCAAAATGTTGGAAACATGAACCAAAAGATGGCGGAAACACCATCAGGGCAACTTGCACAAGCACGCAATCAAATTGCGGGCATGTCAGCTCAATTGGGAGCAACATTACTCCCGGCACTTGGAAAACTAGCTGCGTGGATTAGTGCTAATATTCTTCCAAAGATACAGTCTTTGATAAGCTTCCTTGAAGGGCATCCAGTAATGGCAAAAATAGCAATTGGTATTACAGCTGTGCTTGCTATAGGCGGGCCTCTACTTGTTATGATAGGATCAATTGCAACAGCAATAGGTGTGCTGATACCTGTAATTGGAGCAATAACACTACCAATGCTAGCTATAGTGGGAGTAATAGCAGGTGTAATAGCTGCAGGTGTAGCTTTATATACTCATTGGGCGCAAGTAAAGGCGCGTGCGGCGCAAGAATGGAATGCGATTAAGGCAGATGCTGTTAAAATATGGAACGCTGTTAAGAGTGCCATAGTAAGCCCAATTATGACAGCATACGCAACAGTAAAAGATATAATTAGCAAAATTAAAAGTATATTTAACGCAATTAAACTAAAGCTTAACATTAAACTACCACATCTATCTGTACATGGAGGTAGTCCTCCGTTTGGTATTGGAGGAAAAGGAAGCTTACCTAAGTTTGACGTTAAATGGTATAAAACTGGTGGTATTTTCAATTCCGCAAGTGTAATTGGTGTTGGTGAAGCGGGCGCAGAAGCGGTAGTTCCTCTAGAAAAGCTTTGGAATAATCTAGATGGTATGAAATCTGAAATAGCTCAATCGCTATCAGCAACATTAATGCAAATGGTACCGATGATGGCAGAGAGTATGGCGACGGCTATGGAGGGAATGTCATTTAATGTTTCGGATAAAGAGTTAGCTAGAGCTGTTGCCACACCTATATCAAAGGAATTAGAAAAAATTCATATAAGAACTGATAGAAGAAATGGGAGAGTATAGATATGTTTCTAGGCAAATCTCACAGTAAAAATTCAATAATTCTTAACGGGCAGCACATAGAAGATGTGTTGCCCGGTTTTTTAACATGCTATGTAAAAGGTAGAGAAAGTTTAGCTGCGGATCTTAAGCAGATAGAACTTGAACAGACATCTGGTTCGAGACTAAGGAGAAAGAGATTCCCGGTTAGGGTATTAAAAATAGGATACTTGATAGAAGGTAGGACTCCAGAAGATACCTTAAGAAAACTAAGAAAACTGAATGAAATACTAAATGTTAATAACGCAAAAATTGTGTTTGAGGATGAAAAGGATGTGTATTATATAGGAACTCCAGTAATGGGTGGAGAAATCAGCCATAACTCTAGAGTTCGAACAAGTGAATTTGAGATACACTGTCTTGATCCATTCAAATATAGTACAAGCGAATACACTGTAACAGCTACAAATGGAAAATTCGATATAAATTACAATGGCTCGCAACCTAGCTCGCCATTATTTTCAGTTGATTTTGCCCAGGCAAAACATGGAGAGAGTGGATATGTGGTGTTTTCTGATAAAATGGGCCATGCTATTCAAATTGGAGACCCAAAGGAACTTGATACAACTTCGCGCAATGAGAGTGAAACTCTTATTGATGATAAATTTAATGAAGCGACAATAGGGAGTTGGAGCTTAAACACAGGGAAGTCGCATGAAGGACATTTATATCAAGGTGCATATCAAGTTAAGGAATCCGGAAGTAAATACATAACACCTTCAAGTTATGGAACAAATACAAGCGCGGAACTAAGCGGCCCATCTATAACGAAGCAGATACCTCTGGAAAGTCAAGGTGCCAAAGGTGCAAAGAATTTTGAAATGTCATATTTTTTAGTATGGTCGTTAAATGACAGTTGTGATCCTCGTTGCTTAGGGACACATGAGTGCATGATACATGACGATAATGGAAATGTTGTTGCAGGTGTCGAGTTGCTCAAGTGGTATTCGGGAACAGCTGCAAATGCGAAGATATATGCAGGAGGCAAGTATGTCCACTACTTCGAATTCGATGCCGGCTATTTTTCCGATTGGTTCGGATTCGGATACTCAGGGCATCCGCCAGTAAGGACTATATCGATTAGTAAGACTGGTGATCAGTTCCGATTTAATGTAGGTGGACGCATATTGTCATTTACAGTTCCAGAAGGCAAGGAGATGAAAGCTACTAAAGTTACTTTCGCTTCGACAAAATATAGAGGCATGGGGGATACTTACCCACCAATGCTAAATTATCTATTCTGGACAAAGTTCCGAAAGACGAATGTTGAACAGTTTATTGATATTCCTAATAAATTCGCAAGGGGCGACAATCTCATAGCCGATTGCTCTGATGGTTCTATCAAGGTGAATAACCTACCTAGACAAGATTTAGGCGCACTAGGCAATGATTGGGAAACTCTAAAGCTTGTTCCAGGACAGAACACAATTAACTTTGCACACTCGTCATTCACGACAGATAAACCAACTGCAAAACTAACCTATAGGGAGGTGTATTTATGATTGTATACTTCGCTGATAGAAAAATGCAGATACTCGGTCAAGCTTCCACGAATCTTAATGATGGTATATTTATTATTGATGATACGAAGACTGAGTACATATCAAATGGGGTTGTTATATTTGAAGCTACAATTTGCTATGCCGGTAGATCTGAAAAAGATATGCGTAAAACCTGCGCATCAGGCAACTATTTACTGCGAAAGCATAATGCAGAGAATGAATTCTACACAATTATAGATCGTGAATTCAATGAGGAAGACAAGGAGGTCACGCTGTACTGTGAAGATGCAGGAATGGATCTCCTAAACACCATAGCTGAGAAATACGAGGCATCCCAAGCCTACACCGCGGTCGGATATATAGAAGAGTGGATACGTGGTACAGGTTTTGAAATCGGAGTGAATGAAATCTCAAATCTTAAGCGCCAGCTAAAGTGGGATAGCGAGAGTACTGTAGCAGAACGTATTGCTTCAATTGCAACACAGTTTGATAATGCTGAGGTCTCTTATTCGTTCGAAGTCGAGGGAATGGCTGTAAAAAGGCTACTAATTAACCTCTGGAAGAAAAGAGGCAAGGACGCGAAGGTACAGCTCCGTCTTGGTCGTGATGTTAAAAATATACGTGATAAAGAGTCTGTGCAGTCATTAGCAACAGCTCTACGAGTTACAGGCGGAACTGCAGAGGGTGGTAACGAACCTATAACACTAAATGGATATAGCTATGATGATGGAGATATCTATGTTGATGGAACACTTCTCAAATCAAGAAGCGCTATAGCAAAATGGGGAAGTTTGTGGAGCAATGGGAAGGATATTGAACGTACATACACGTTCGATACGACTTCACAATCAGAACTATGTGCACATGCAGTTACAGAGCTGAGAAAAGTATCAACACCAACAAAGACCTATGATGTAGACATTATAGAGTTGCCAGAAAATCTCAAGATTGGAGATACCGTTTATATCGTAAATGATGAAGGCGAATTATACATTTCAAGCAGACTTCTAGAACTTAAGACCTCTGTTACAGCAGATAAGAACGAAGCGACATTAGGAGATTTCGTTGAGAAGAATAGTGGTATAGATAAAGAGGTAAAGGAACTCGCGGAGAAACTGGCTAATATTAATACATCTCCAGGAAGTACGACGGCTAATACGCTCAGTCTTACCGTTGAGAGCTCACGAGGGGTAGTTTTTACTGACACATTGGTTGACACCAACTTAACGGCTCATGTGTACAAAAATGGTCGGGAGTTAACTGAAAGCGAAGTTGCTACGGTCGGTAAGATCATATGGTACAAAGATGGTAAAAAAACACATGAGGGCATGACATATAGAGTTCAGGATGTGGAAGCGGTGAGAGTATCCGCTCAATTGGAGGTGTAACATGGGTATTTTGGCTAGTGATAGCATAAATCTAACATCTATCAAATCTGTTAATGATAAAGCTGAAGAGGCTGCCAAAACGGCAACAGATTACATGAAATATGAAGCTGGCACAGGACTAGTAGTGTCAAAGAATGCAAAGTCTAGTGAGGGCGCATCAACGGTGCTGACTGATAATTCGTTGCTGATTCGCAAAGATGGTAAGAAGAGCGCCGAATTTGCGGAGGACAGGATTAGCTTTTATGAACAAGATAAAAAGTTAATTGACATCAAGAGTATTAAGGATGCGAAGGACGGCGACTACAACATTAAAGGCGCATCGATTGACTGCGGAGGTACGGGCGCAGTCAACGTGTTCGCAAACGATGTAACTAATCAAGGTCTACATGCAGCATTTACCGCTACAGCAGGGGGTTACGATATAGAAGCTCTTTCATCAAAATTTACTTCATCAGCTGCCGACCTTACAGCTATTAGTAAGTCAGGGATGTCGGTATTCATCGTACACAGCGACTCAAAAAGAGAAGACAATGTAATTGCAAGTCTTCTCCACTCTCCTAAGCTCGACGGCATTGTAGAGCCTGTAGTAGAATTTGACAGCAACGGGACTGTTATAGCCAAGGCTATACAAGTTGATAGCATAGAGGGACTGTATGAAGATTCCAAGGTGACTGCCGGCGGTGTTGTATGGAATGTTCGCAAATATTCGGACGGTACAGCTACTGCAGAGGGAATGTGGTTTGGTACTGTATCTGCTGCAAATCCTTGGGGACCCGTATACTACTCTGGAGGCAGTAGAACAGACCTACCACCTGGATTATTTATAGACACACCACTTACTAGTGTAGAAATTGAAGCGCCAGATGGTGAGCTTTGGACAACTCGGAAAATGTCAACAAAAGACTACATAGGTGGAGTTTATTATATATCGATGAGTAAGCTAACTAGAGTAAATGCAAGGATTATTTATAAAGCTACGGGAAGGTGGAAGTAATGATTGATTGGACAAGCATTATAGTGGCTTGTGTATCAGCTCTTGGTGCGGGCGGTGGCTCTCTATATGGCATCCGTAAATCGAGCTGCCTTACAGATTACAAGATAGACAAGCTGACCGAAGAAGTTAGGCTACACAATGGGTTTGCGCAAAAAATTCCTGTGATAGAAGAAAAGCTCAAGGTGATAAATCATAGGCTAGATGATTTAGAAAAAAATAAATAAGTTCGTTAGCCGAGCATAGCTCGGTATTTTTATTGCCAAAAGGAGGTAAAACATATGAAAATTAATTGGAAGATAAGGTTTAAGAACGGTAAGTGGGTAGCTATGTTTCTAGGTGCAGCAATTACCACAGGGTACATGATTTGTGAAACATTAGGAATTAAAATACCCGTTCCACAGACAGACGTTACAAAAATCATTACAGCTATTTTAGGTCTCTTGAGTATGATTGGAGTTATTACAGACCCTACCACTAAAGGTGTGGGAGACAGTGACTTAGCTATGACTTACAAAAAGCCTAGAGATGAAATCGGCGGAGAACACACACCGGGGTTTACCGCAATATCACAAGAGGAACACGATCCATCAGACGCGCCAACAGACAAGGAGGTGTAACCGTGAACGGAAATAAAGTTATAGAGTATGCTAGGAAATTTCTAGGGCAAGGTTCTGCAACATTTGCAGATTGGTACTATGGGTCCTCCTCGTTCAGAGGCTGGGCATGGTGTGCAGTCTTTGTGTCATATATACTCTCACATTTGGGAATTAAGTGGGAGAAGAATAACAACGTCGCTAATGCGCAGATTTGGTGTAGTAAAAATCTGAAATGGGTAAATCTATCAGAGGCTCAGGCTGGCGACATCGTTATATTCTGCTGGTCGGGAAAAGGAAATAACTCCGGGAGCGGTTCGAGAGACCATATAGGATTCGTGATAAATAGAAATGCAAATGGTACACTTACCACACTCGAGGGCAACACAAGCGGTTCAAAAGTGGCTATAAGAATCAGATACCCTAAAAATATAAGAAATATATATAGGCCAGATTACTCGACCACTCCAACTGTAGGGTGGATACAAGATTCCAAGGGTTGGTGGTATAGGACTAAAGAAGGTAACTACTATAAATCAACCTGGGCGCAGTTAAATGGTGCGTGGTACTACTTCGACAGTTCAGGCTATGCTGTTACTGGATGGAAAGAAATAAAGAATAAGTGGTACTATTTCAACAGCGATTGCAAGATGGTTACAGGGTGGCTGTCAATTGGCGGTAAGTGGTACTACTTAGAGCCCAACGACGGAAGTGCATATATAAGTGGTATGCATGCGATATCGGGAAAGAATTACTATTTTAACTCAGATGGAGTTATGCAAGTCGGATGGGTAAAAACCGATAACGAATGGCAGTTCTATAATGATAATGGCAGTAGAGTTGAAAAGGGATTAGTTATGGGAGATAGTGCTGTCTTTGCTGTCAAGGATGGAAAGCTTATCACTAATGGAACGGTAGACATTAAAGCGGATAAAGACGGTGCAATTTCCGTTATGTAGTTAAAGGCATTTATAAAACATCGAGATTGAGAGGGGTAGCTCCCTCTCTTTTTTTATTGCAAATTTTAGAAAAAAGTTTAATAAAACTATTGACATATACGCCAATGACTGGTATAATAAATACAGAAAGGAGGTAGAAAGATGAGAAAGAAAAAAAGCAGCAACAAGGCTGAAATGCTTAACCTCATCACTGCAACTATCAATTTGATAGCTTCCCTAGCTACATTGATTATAGCAATAAGGTACGGTTAAGGCAAGGGGGATAACACAATCCCCCGCTCATCTAAAAAAGATAAAATGAAGATATTAGCAATAACATTAAGTAGTATAGCGATTGTATTGTCAATCTGTTCTATCATCATTACTTTAAAAAGGAGATAGTTATAATGGAGCTAAAAGAAATGCGAAAGCTTCTTGGATTATCGCAAGCGGCATTTGGGAAAAAATATAACATCCCAGTAAGGACAATTGAGCAATGGGAAAGTGGTCGTAGAAAAGCACCTATATATGTTCTTGAATTATTAGAAAGGGTAGTGATAGAAGACTCTGAGGCTGAAACACAATAAATGCATATTTACGATGGAAAGGGGGCAATTATAGCCCTCTTTTTTTATTGCTCTGTACACGAATCATACACGAATAATATAAAATTCAACTTTTTGTAAATAGCATTAAATAGCTGTAAGCGTTGATAAATAGACATTTTAAATCAATCAAAATCACTTAAAATCAATATAAAAAACTCCCACCGCCTCCACCACAAATGGGCTCTGGTCATGATTGACCAGAGCCCATTAATTTGCAAAGATTTCTGGCACTTTGCTGATGCGGCCGTTTTATTTATTCCCATTCTTAATATAGTTTTGATTTTCAAAATAATCGCTGGATGAGAGAAAAAGCGCCAAATGGCGCTTTTTTAACTGTCTATTCCCCGACCGAAACAGCAGTATATGTCACATATTTTTTACTTCCGATAGAATACTTGATTTCGAAGATACAGAACCAGATGAGGTCTTCTTCATCAGTGGCATCATTACTACTTTCACTAGCAGCATCATCCGTTTTGGTACTATCTGAATCGCGGAATGTCAGCTTATCCGCTGGTATAAATTCTGACAGATACATGCTCAGTTCATCAGTCTTATGGTCGTAATTGTAGAGCACCCCGATATCTTGTCGCTTTTTTGGATTTACTGGCATGCCTGCTGCTGTGTAGAGAGTTATGCTGTCAATCTCAGGTGTTTTCGCCTTAGATTTCTTATCTTGAAAATGGATCTTGATATGTGAAGTGTCTTTACTCTTGAGGGAAACATTAGGAGCATCACCTTCGACTTTGCCGCAGGTTGAACTCATAATCTTCATCTGCTTTGATTTTGATAGCTTTGAAAATTCATCCAATTCATAAGTCTTGACGATAGCTGATCTAGAATCGTTAGCTGTTTTTACCATAACTTTGATGTCGGTCGCATTTGTTACTCGATCCTTATCTGCTGTTGGTCTAGATGCAATCTGCAAGATAGCAAATATAAGAAGTAACATTCCAACAAATATGAATGTAAAGCTAAGTGGCTTACGATAACGACGGTTATTTTTTGACGACATAGAGACACCTCCGTTTCAATAATTGATGTAAATACTTCTTAAGCTCATACTATCATTTAAAGAATTAAAAAAAGCGATTTAATAGGAAAATACAAAGTGGTACACTGAAAGAAAAGTTATAACGAAATATTCAGCTCTGAGATATTGCTAATTTAGCTAGGGTTATGTAGCAGTATTTCGTAGCGAGATAGACCTTGT